CAACCTGCAAAGTAGTAGAAACGTTAGCAAAGCCGGTAATGGTTGTATTACCAGCAGCGAGTGTAGTAATTCCAGATACTGCTCCAGAAAATGTACCGTTGGTGGTTGCAAGCCTTGATAATGTAACTGTGCCGGTGGTTGCCGAAATAATAATAGGAGCCGCCTGGAATGTACCAGTATTATCATATATCGATATGGTTAAGTTATTATTATCATATCTATACAAGCCTGCTCTAATAGTACCACCGGTATCCTCCCATTTAATACCTGAAAAGTTAGTACTATTAGATGCTCTAAAGGTTGAACCCCATGAAGCTACATTAGTTGTGGTACCTGTTGCATTGGCAATGAAGCTAGTGCCAACTGTGTGAGATGCAGCATTGACAGAAGATGTAGCATTTACAAACCCAGTGATTGTAGTATTGCCAGCATCCAATGTTGTAATACCAGACGCTGCACCAGCTGCTACAAGTGATGAGATAGATAATGGTTGTCCATTAGTTGTCCAGCGATCGTTTGTTTCATCCCAAATGAATTGTACGTTTGCAGATGTACCACGCATGATCTCAAGACCGGCGTTTTGCGTAGGTGCAGCCGCTCCAAGATCAGCATTGAGGGTTACAATATTATCACCGACATCTAAAGTCGTCGTGTTGACATAAGTTCTTGTGCCAGATACAGTTAAGTTACCGCTAAGTGTCAGATCAACCGCGCTAAGAGTACCAGCATTAGTAATACTAAACGTATTCATATCTACGTTAGCATAGGCTGTTCCACCCCATGAACCTGTAAATCCAATAGGACCTTGAGCACCTTGCGCGCCAGTAGAACCAGTAAATCCAATCGGTCCTTGAGCACCAGTTGCGCCAGCAGAACCAGTAAAACCAATATTACCCTGCGAACCCTGCGCACCTACAGAACCAGTGAATCCTGTAGTTCCTTGTGAACCTGTAAAGCCAATTGGACCTTGTGCACCTTGTGGGCCGGTTGAACCGGTAAAGCCAATAGGACCTTGCGGGCCGGTCGCACCCTGTGGTCCTTGTGCACCTACAGAACCAGTAAAGCCGATTGGCCCTTGTGCACCAGTAGATCCTGTAAAACCAATTGGTCCTTGTGCACCTACAGAACCAGTAAAGCCGGTTGTGCCTCGTGATCCTGTAAATCCAATTGCACCTTGAGGTCCCTGAGCACCGATCGACCCAGTAAAGCCGGTTGTGCCTTGCGGGCCGGCCGAACCGGTATAACCTGGATTGTTTGACCAATATACTGCAGATCCGTTTGATACAAGACCTTGGCCAGCAGTACCTAAGCTGCCATTTGCATAGATTGAATTTGCATAGAGTGTATTTGCCTGGAAGTCGGCAATCTTAAAGCTGGCATTTGATGTGTCGATAAATGGTGAAGTGTCTGGCTCTGGAAGATAGCTATCAAAAACTTTGTATCGGCCATCGGTTGCATCACGGAAGAATCCGGTGTGATGATACGTACCGTCGTTATATCCGGCAGCAAAACCAATGTCTGGATTGATATCTGTCTTACCACGAGCAGTACCACCGGAAACATAAGTCGCCGTATTTGTATTTGCCACAGTAAAGTGTGTAGCATTTGCTGTAAGAATATTTGTGTAAGTTCCATTATAAGAACTTGGATCCACCGCAGTAACATATACATCCCAACCGGAAGCATAGTTATTATTGGCAGTGAATGTAACAACAGAACCGTTACCAGAAACGTTTGTAATTGTAGCAAGAACACCCTGGTTCAGGTACAACATACTATCAGTAATCGATAGGTTATTACCAGAGATACTAATAGAAGTGCCGGTAACTTGAAGGTTACCGCCAATAGTGACGTTACCACCTACATTGAGAGAAGCTAGATTCGCACCGACTTCGAATGCGACAGATCCGTTTGAGGAGTAGACCTTTTGGTCAGTCAGATTAACCGCAAATTCGCCGGCATCGATATAAGAAGTATTGCCAGAGTTTGTAGTGTTCGGTGTACGACCAGAAATAGTCGTGCGCTTAAACTGAATCTTATTGTTTGCCATGTGGCTCCCCAAAGCAGATATATATCTTGTAAGCCAACTATTTAGTTGACAGTATTATTGTTTTTATTTATAATGGAACTATGATGAAGATTGCTTTTATAGATACACTCGGCCTAACCTATGACGGATCCACTCTCTCAAAGAGAGGACTTGGAGGATCCGAATCGGCCGTAATTCGCATGTCAGAAGAACTTGCCAAAATAGGCTTTGATGTTACAGTCTTTAATGATTGTGTTTCGGATGACTCGCGCGGGGGATTGTATAATGGTGTTAATTATCGCCCTGTAGCTGGCGATGGACCCAAGTCAAACCGTAAAACATATGATGTCTGTATCGTATCTCGGTCCGTAAAACCCATTGCAGAAGACTGGCCAATTATAGCCAATTCTAAACACGTTTGCCTTTGGATGCATGATACGTTCTGCGAGGGCGATGATCAGATCGAGTATTTGATTAATATTGGCAAACTGAATGAAATCTTTACTCTCTCAGACTGGCACACTGGATACGTAACTCACTGCGATCATGGATTCCGTCGTAACTATGATGTTCTAAAGAATCACATCTTCCTGACTCGTAACGGTATTGGCAATATGAATCCAGGTTGGATTGATATTCGTGAGAAAGATCCGAACCTTTTTGTCTTCAATGCATCTGTGACCAAGGGAATGATTCCTCTTGTCAAACAGATCTGGCCAGAAGTTAAGCGCCGTATTCCAGATGCAAAGCTCAAGATTGTCGGTGGCTATTATAAGTTTCGTGAAGCGGCAGGTCCAGACCAGCAACAAAAAGACTGGACTGATCTTATGATGCACTATGGTGGAGACATTGAATTCACCGGTGTAATTACTCAACAAGAGATCTCAGATATCCTACGCAAAGCATCCTACATGATTTACCCTGTAGGTTTCCCAGAGACGTTTGGCATCTCAACACTTGAAGCTCTGGCTCATAATGTACCACTCATCACATGTCAGTTCGGTGCACTTGAAGAGACTGCAATTGATCTGGCATCATGGAAGATCAAGTATCCTGTTGAACCGAACTGGGCAATGCAATGGCTGAACCAGGAACAACAGGTGAATTTGTTTGTTGACAAGGTCGTAGAAGCATATAATACTCCTTATCTGCATCAACAGAAGATGTACGCTTGCAATCAGGTCAAAGACATTTGTACTTGGGATACGGTTGCTCTTCAGTGGAAACAACATCTGTATAAGAAACTTGGTGAATACTTGCCTGTTGATGAGTATCGCAAGGTTACGAAGATCAACAATAAGGTTCGCAAAGTATTCAACCGCCGGTTCTTGAATGCAGAGGAACTCCAACCAGTTAAGATCTCAGATGAAAAATCTATAGCAGTTATTACGCCTGTATATAATGCTGAAGCATACATTGAAAGGTGTATTCGATCTGTAGCCGCGCAAGACTATACTGACTATCACATGTATATTATTGATGATTACTCAACAGATAATACAGTAAAGGTCGCCAGGGAAACCATCAACTCGCTTCCACAATGGCAACGTTGGCACTTTACTGTTTTACAAAATGAAGAGAATCTTGGCGCTGTTGCAAATCACTATGATACGATCAAGCAATTGATAACAGAACAGTATATCATGCTTCTTGATGGTGATGATTCACTTGTCAACGATCCCACTATCTTCCATATGTACAACAACCTTTATCACGAAGATGCTGAGTTTACATACGGATCGTGTTGGTCTATGGCAGACAACATTCCGCTGATTGCTCAGGAATATCCGCCTGAAATTAAGGCAAACAAATTCTATCGTTCATACAGGTTCAATTGGAACATGCCATACACGCACCTGCGTACGTTTAAATCTTCGTTAGTTAAAAACTTGACAAAAGAAGATTTGCAGATTGATGGAAAATGGCCAAGAGCAGGCGGTGATACTTCATTGTTTTATTATTTAATTGAACGAGCAGATCCGAACAAAGTTGTGTGCGTAACAGATATTGTAGTTAACTATAACGATCTGAATCCACTTAATGACTACAAAGTAAATGCAGAAGAACAAAATAAGACTGCAGCAAAAATATTGAATAATTCTCCATTCTTTCCAGGACAGATTGATCTCAGACCGCTATGAAAAAAATCTTAATTGCCATTCCTACTGCTCGTTATATCGAAGCAGAGACCTTTAAGTCGATCTATGACTTGGAAGTTCCTGAAGGATATGAAACAACCTTTCAATACTTCTATGGATACCGAGTAGATCAGGTTCGTAACTTGATTGCAGACTGGGTTGTACGTGATTACGACTATTTGTTCTCGGTCGATCATGACATTACGTTTCCACCAGATACGCTGAAAAAACTCCTTGCTCATGATCAGGATCTGGTTTCTGGTGTGTATCGTCAGAGACTTGAACCACAGATGCTTGAGATCTACGAGCCGTTCGGTACACGTATGACAACCGAAGATCTCTATGCAAAGAACTGGAATCTAGTTGGTATTGGTGGTTGTGGCTTTGGCTGTGTGCTTGTTAAGAAAGAAGTTCTGGCCGGTGTAGGTTATCCACAGTTCGAGTATCATCCTGCTCTCGATCACGGTAATACGATCAGCGAAGATACAGATTTCTGTAAGAAGGCAATCACTAAAGGATTTAAACTTTGGTGTGATCCGTCAGTTCGTTGTGGCCACATCGGTTCTACGACTATGCACGTACAATTGCCAGAAGTCAATCTAGTAGAGGCAAGACTTCGAGAGTTGTCACTGCGAGACGACCAGCCAAAAGATCATGTTGATTATCTCAATGGCATGATGCTAGAAGGCGTAGAGCCAAAGGTGATCTACGATATTGGGGCTTGTGTAATGCACTGGACCAAAGAAGCTAAGAAGATCTGGCCAGATTCAAAGATCGTTATGTTTGATGCAATGAATCATGCAGAGTTTCTTTACAAGGAATCCGGTCTTGATTATTACTGTGATGGTCCAGTCGGAGACTTTACTCGATGGGTAAAGTACTACGAGAATCCAATGGATCCTGCTGGCAACTCAGTCTTTAAGGAAGATACTCAGTTCTTTACTGAGGAACACGCAGTCGATAAGAAGATGAGATCGCTCGACGACATTGCATCAGAAAAAGGCTGGCCGAAGCCAGACCTTGTCAAGATTGATGTGCAGGGTGCAGAGTTACTAATTCTTGTCGGTGGGCAAGAGACACTATCAAAATGTCAAGACATCATTATTGAAATGCAACACCAGGAATACAACCTAGGTGCACCACAAAAAGATGTAGTGATCGAATATCTCGACGAGATGGGATTTGAACTAGTGAGTCAGATCCATATTGGTAACGTGGATGGTGACTATCACTTTAGGCGTCGGTAGAATCTAAATTCTGTTTTGAAGGTTTCTTCTTAAGACGCTCTAATTCTAGTAAAACTTTTTGGTGTTCAGTTTGGAGGCTGGCGTAACTCTTTTCGAGTATCGCCAGCCTTGTTTCATGTAGAACGGTTTTACTTACGGATTCATGTAGATTCATCGTCAATCGATTAATATACTCATTAACAAATTCAGCTTCCATAATATTAGAACGTGCCTCCGTCAAGTGTGCCATAGACTACTGTTGAGCCATTTGACTGTAGAACATAACCATCTGTGCCGACGGCCAAGTTTGTCATGCCATTTGTTGAGTTACCAACTAGAATACCACCAGACGTGAGTGTTGATAACTTGATAGTATTTGCTGCAATCGAAACAGCGATCTCACTGTTTGCTGTAATGCTAAGAGTGCTATTATTTGAAATTAAAGCACCAGAGTTCAGATAAGCTTCAAGAGAAGCAATACCAAAACCAACAGCAGCAGTATTGACTGTCGTTGTTGGCTCAACTTCGAGACCAGTAAAGAGCTTATAGACTCCATCTGATGCATCACGAACAAGACCAGTATAACGTGTGCCACCGTTTGTGAACATACCATAGAAACCAACGTCGACGGTATCTGTACCGTTGCCGTTAGCAACCTTAATCATAGGATCTTCGATTGTAAGGTTGTTTGTATCAATCGTGGTAAGTGTACCAGAAACGGTCAGGTTACCGGAAAGAACAAGATCACCAATCGATAGCGCATTATTGACATGCACACCAGTCGAGTTGACTGTGAGTGTAGAACCGGTTGGGACACTAATTGAATCTGCTGCAACGCTGATACTATTCGAACCAACTACATTGAGAGTCACAGCTCCACCGGTACCACCACCGGTTATACCGTCGCCGGCAATTACCTCAGTAATATCAGCTGTAGTATTTGCCCAGTAAGCAGTTGTGCCGTTCGAGTGAAGTACCTGACCAGCATTACCAATACCACCATTGGCTTCCAGACCTGCGCCAGTAGAAATTGATACTCGTGTAGAGTTAGCAGTAAATCCGGTTACATTCAACGACGCAGTATTTACGTTTGGAACGTAAAGAAGGTTTGTAATCTTGTCAAATGTTAGGTTAGCAGAACCAGCAAGTGAACTACTGTCATTGAACTGAATGCTAGTATTTGCACCGGCAACACCTGGAAGAGGTGTTTCCCAATAGATAGTAGAACCATTCGAAGTCAGACGCTGGCCAGCAGTACCAATACTACCATTTGCATAAACAACTGTCGGTACTAGATTTGCTACGATAATATTATTGATAGCACTTGAACCATTGGCAACAAGTGCCTGATTCGCGGTGAGCACACCGGGATTGAACTTACCAGCAATGGTGAATGACGCACCATTTGAACCGATGAACAGATGGTCACCGTTTGCTGTAAAGGCCAATTCACCATTAGCTAATGACGGAGCGGTGGCTGTATTTAAAGATCTTTTGATCTGGATTAAATTAGCCATTAGTCTTCCTTATTAAAAAGTTCCCCCGTCAATATTCCCGAGGTCTTCGATTGCGAGCGGTCTTACTTCATATTTATCACTTACGGAATTATACACTAGAGTAGCACCTGATGTTACATTCACTTCATCAACATCGCCAAAATCTTCAATGCTACGAATTTCATTAATTTGATTCTTAAGAGTTACTGGTTTAGAGGCGGCAAGAGAGTCACCAGACGTGGTAACTCTTGCAATCATATTTGTATTCTGTATAATTTTAGCTTTGAGAGCCATGATTACCTCGTAACTTGAGGAGTGACTGTCACAATACCTTCAACCAAACGCGAGACTGTATTACTTGAACTTGTCAGTTCACAGTCATAAACATATCTACCAGCAGTTACATTTGCAGATGTAGCAGCATTCATACTCAGTGTTACAGTTCCGTCACCAGCATTAATGGCTACAGTAAAAGCAGTTGATGTAGAAGAAGTGTAGTGCTTGCGCATCTG